AAAGTAATAAATAAAATCGTCGTTTTTGAAGTCTAAAGATACCGGAGTTACACCAGTATCAACTGGTAACATTGGCAATATTTCATTATAATATTTGTCAAGAAGAGAAAATTTTTCCAATCCTGACAAAATTTGATTATCAAATTGTCGAGAAATATCTTGATGCAGAGTCACTAAAGATTTATTATAATATGTGGATTCTTTAAATTTATAAAAATTTACAATTCTTGGTACTGCGAGTCTACGAGATAAACTAGAATACATGTAAGTCTTTTTTGTGTTATCAGTAGTCCGAAAATCCACGTTTTTCTTTTGATATAATTGAATGGTACTGGTAAACCAAAATGCTGAATATACAATCTGCGGAAAATCAATATCAGACATCAGGTATGACCCAACAATAACCACTGGTTTAGATATTTTTTTTAAATTTTCAATGTCTCGATCAAATGCCGAATGTCTGAAAAACAAATGATCACACATTAGATAAATTACCAAGTCAATCTCTGACCGATTGATTGCAGCAACATTGATCAGTGACTCTGATGCGTCCCAATTTGCATAATTAATGAACATTATGTTAAGATTTGAGTCAATTTTATGTAAACTCTGTCCAATGCTAAAATCTTGAAAAGACTTTACTCCCCAGAGTATTCGATCCGGAAACGGTTGAAATTCATGGTCATATATGTTCATATTCAGTATTTATTAAATTTTGGTTGACTCCCATCTGCACCCCATGTATAATTGCTGCACAGTTAATGCCCAGGAGATGGCGATGCCTTGCACTAAAAACCCTTCCCAGCCCGAAGCCAAGTACACTGTAATACAAGCTGTGGCTGCTGCCATCCAGCTGGCAGAGCAAAAGTCCGAAGTCAATCCTGGTGTCTGGGCAGTATTGGAGTCGGGTGAAGAACTGCCAGTGTCGCAGGCGCAGATTGTGATTGCGGAAATCCAGCAGAATATCACCCTGAAGATTTTGCGTGGTCAGCGAATCAGCGAGTTCACTCAAAAAATTCTAGAGCTAATCGCTGATCCTGCCAAAAAGATCAACCGTGATTGGAATGTGATCGCATATGTGCCCCGAGTGCATCAGGATCTGGTCAAGCAGGCACGGGTCATCCAGGCGACGGCCGGCAGCGAATTTCAAGGTCGGATTGGTGCCACTCTGGAACTCACCGCACGTGTGCTGAGCTGCCGGTATGTTGCTAGTTATGGCTTTTACACCGCACTGTTGATTGACGACGCAGGCAATGTCTATAATTTTAGTCCCAAAAATTCTCAGGACGAAGGCAAGGTGCTGAAAATTCGTGGCAAAGTCAAAGCACACAAGCCAGACGCTTACAACAACAATACCCCCACCACCTATTTAAATTATGTAAAGATTGTGCCCTAATAGCACCAATAAAAAACCCGCCGAAGCGGGTTTTTTATTCATCGAAATTCAGTAAATTCTTACTGGAATGATAGGTTGCTGATGCCAACTTCTTCTAGGTAGTCAGCTGCGTTACCTAGTGATGAAGCTGTGTTGCTTAGTTCAATGTAGCCATAACGTGTCATGAAGCCAACTACTGGTTCGAAAGTAGCTGGATCTAGAACAACGCCTGAACTCATTAGGGGGATATATGGGCAGTAGAATGCAGCAGCGTCTGCTTCACTTGAACCCTTATAACCAACTAGAACTGCTTGTGTGTCACTTGCGTAACCGTCAACATAAACACGCATTGCGCCGTTCAATGTACCAACGAACTTGGTGTTGGTTGGAGCTTCGAATGTGCCTTCTGTTGTGCGAGCAAATGCTGATGTGGTTGCTGATTGCAGAACTGTCAATGCAGCTGGGCTAACAACTGCCCAGTTACCAGCGCCACGACGTGTGCGTTGAGCGATTAGGTTTGCAGCACGGTTGATCAGAACTGCTAGAGCAGCGTGTTCATCACCAACGAATGTTGCTGTGCCTGAAACTGTTGATTGGTTGTAGTTGTAGGTGTTGCCACTTAGACTACGTAGACTTGCTAGAATTTCCTGGTCGATTTCAACAGTGATTTCTTGAGCCAAAGCAGCCATGATTTCTGCTTCAACGTCCAGACCGTGCATTGATTGTGCATCCTGCGCTGCTTCGAATGTCCAACGTGCACTTAGCTTACGTGTCTTGGCTTCAACAACTTGCTTCAGGATTTGAACGTTGATCTTGCGACCTGGAACGCCTTCCAGACTACTTGTTGAACTGGCCAAACCTGCTGTGCCGTCGCCTGAGTAAGCAACAGCAACCTTGAATGGGCTCAATGCTTCGTCGCCTGCTGTTACATCGTTTGATGTACCGTTGGCGTTGTTTGACTCAGCATAACGAACACGCAGAGTGTGAATCTGTGCCACTGGGCCTGTCATTGGTTGAACGCCAACGATTTCATTAGCGATAACTGTGGGCATAACACGGCGGATAACTGGTAGAATAACACGGTTCAATGTTGCAACGTTACTTGAAGCTGTTGCGCCAGTTGTTGCATTTTCCATCAGGTGCTTCTTGGTGTTTTCTAGAATAACAGCCATTGTGTTGCGACGAGTACCTTGTAGACCTTCTAACAGGGCGTCTTTGGTCTCGTTCCAACGGCCTTCTAATAGTTGGGTTGTCATTTCTTATTTTCCTTTAATAAAAGTTTGTACTACTTTAGCCCTGCCAAACGTTTGATTTCGATGACATTGTCATGATTTTCAACGTTAACGATAGCAGATTTATCACCAGTGACTTCTACACGTGCCTCAGACAGCACAGCCTTGACGGGCTTCTTGACTGCGGAGTTGTTTAGAACTGCTGGTAGATACTTGTCGTATGCAGTCTGAAGACGATCAGTTTGCACACCTTCCAGTAAGCTAGACATAATGTCTGCTTTTTCTTTGTTAAGAGGCCCTAGCAATTCAGCCATCTTTTCCTTGCGGGCGACGGATTCTGTGATTACGCGAACTTCTTTTTCCTTTGATTCAACCAATTGACTTGTCTTGGCCAGTTGTGCCCGGCTTTCTACCAGTTGCTGATCCTTGCGGGCAATGATGGCGTGTAGCTTGGCAAATTCACGGTTCTCACTCAGATGAGTCACCGCGAATTCACTGGCAAAGGCTTCGAACAAACGACGACCAAACATGTTCTCACGAGCAGTCTGGATGTCTTCTTTTAATTGAGTCAATTCTGAGCCTAGATGTTTTGTTACTGTTTCCTTAACTAGACCTGCACTGCGTTTGACAAAAGCCCGTTGCATTTCAGCCATTTTATTCTGGGCTTCTGCAACTAGTCTGACTTTGGCTTCAACTACAGCACGCTTGTCTTGTTCAAACTCTTTGATTTCTTCAGCAAGTGCATGGATTACAAACTTCTCAAGTTTAGCAATAGCTTCCTTTTGAATTTTACGATCACCACGTAACTCCTTGATTTCTTCGGCTAGTTTGCTGACCATGAAGTTGTCAAACTTGCCTGCGCTTTCCATCATGTGATTTTGAAACTTCACACGATCTTCAGCAAGAGCTTGTTTCTCACTGGCGAACTCTCTGAGTTCAGCAGTAAGGCTTTCAGTAACCATTTTGTCTAGAGCTTCAACCATTACAGCTTTGTCATGTTCATAGCGGCCAGCAAATTCTTCACGCAATTCTGCGCGAATAACTTCACGTGCTTCAGTCAACTTGGATTCCCACGCTTCATTCAATGCAGTTTGGGTATCTTCGTTGATGATGCCACTATCCAACAATGGTTTGATAGCATCTAACATTGTGATCTCCTATTTAATTTTTAAATCTTTGATTAGGCCGGTTACAGCTTGTTTCAAATACTTCTGTACTCTTTGATCTGCGCTGGCTTCACGGGCCACCTCGAATACCCGATGTCCACCACGCATATTCATTAGCCCTTCGTAAATGGCCTTGGGATATGCATTGGGCGCACTGGGTTGCGCAACTACATCCACTGTGACTATTTCAAAGTCACTGACCTTGCCGTCCGCCTCGTTAACGTTTCCGCTGCCGCGACTTGATACGCCAAGTTTGACTCCACTTTCCAGCATGGTCTCAACTAGTTTGCCCATGGGGGTTGGTAGAATCTTGAGTTTACCAAAACCGTTGGGGCCATCCATCCACATTTCTGTGATCATATGACTCACACGGTCCAGGTTAATTTTCAAATCATCTGGATGATCTACTTCGCCTAACACGCTGTAGCCACCCTTGATTTGTTCGTTGATGCTGGTGACAGCACTGCTAATTTCATCCACTGGGTATATTCTTTCATTGTGATTTTTAACACCACCCTGAATGAATATACCCTTCATGTAGAGATTCTTACTCTGACCGTCAGCATGACTTTCTCTCAGAACTTCCATTCTGGCATGGTCAAATGTTAAATTTTCTCTAAGATACATGGACATGGATGTTTTCCGAATTAACGTACTTTGCCACCAACCAGACTCTTGTTACTGACTGGTAGTTTGCCGTCAGTGGTCTGACCTTCGGCACCCTTGTTCTTTTCCCAGCTGGTTTCTTTGTGGCCGTAGAACTTGTCAGCACCGTGACCACCTGGCTTGTTGACATTGCGCTTGGCAACGTCTAGTTCCTGAGCTGGCTTGACAAATCCACTGGCCTTACCTGCAGGACGTTGACCGTCTGGAGCAGGGTTAGCTTTGCCTGTGGCAATGTTCTTGGCTGAGCCGCCCATGTCATTCTTGCTGGCAACGTTGCTTTGCTTGTTGATGCTGGCTGATTTGCCACCGCGACCAACTTCGCCACCTTCGGACTTCTGACCGGTGTCGCCTACACGTTCAACATATTCACGAACCAATTCACTATCCAGTTCTTCGTCTTCTTCTGACTCTTCTTCTGAATCTTCAGCTGATTCATCTTCATCACCGTGGA